CTCCAACACAGTGCCGACACAGGTGGCGACCGCGTCGCGGATGTCGGCGATCGACAGGCCCATCAGCCGATGCCGATCGAGGCAGCGGTGCGGCCGATCGAGTCGAGCAGCATGGTCACCATCGGGTTGCCTCGCACGCGCACGGCACCGAACTCTCCGAAGCCGGCAACGCCGCCGCGGATGTCCTTCTGGTCGAGGATGTCAGACGCCAAGATCTTGGTCGCCTCCGTGTACTCGTAAGGCAATACCGTCCAGCCCCAATCGGCGGTCACGGTGACGGTTGCTCGGCCGTAGTCGTTCGTCCAGTCGCCACCATCAACGCGGGCGACGTACAGGTAGGGGCGCACCTGACCAGACCACGAGTCGTTGACGGGTTCCATCTGGTAGTCGTCGGTGGCTAGCGCAACCCCGTCGACCGTGATCGACGTGACCGATACGCAGTCGTGCACGCGCAACGCCAACCCTGGCACTGGTGCGTACGAGCGGGCGGATGGGGTGCCGGTCGCCACGATCATCAGGCGAGCCAGATCGTTGCCGATGGCCAGCTCTGCAGCGTTGATGGCAGCCTGCACCACGGCGTCGGGCGGCTCGGTTGGGGCGCCCTTCCAACTGCGCCACTCGAACACGGTCAGATTCGACATCCGGCTACTTCTTGCCGCGCTTGGCGGTCTTCACTTCAGCCGGTTCGGCGACAAGCTCGGGGCCAGCGGCTTCGATGACTTTCTCCTCGTCGAGTGACAGCAGCGCAGCCTCAGCGCGTTCGGCGGCTTGGTCGGCCTTCGTGGAGTCATCAGCGGCAGCGAACGCGGCACCGAGCTGCACAGCCACCTCAGGCGACACGTGCAACTCATCACCGGCAGGGACAGCGATCGCGATCTTGGCCACATCGTTCGTGCGGTTCACGAACGGGCGCAGGCCGGGGGTTGGGGTCTTCATGGTGGGCTCTCCCATCGGTCGACAAGCTCATACGGTGAGCCCTCGTCTTGGTGATGCGGCCAGTGCGGGCGGAAGCCGTCGACACTGAACCATTCGGCTGCCTCGTGCAGTTCGGCTTGCAACACACATCCGAAGGCCCACCGGGCCAGCTCTTGGAAGCCGGCGCCGGCGGGCACTTCGAACATGTGCTGTGTGACCCTGTTGCGGGCCGGGACCAACGAGTCGGCAGACAAGACCGAGACGCACAGGAAGCGTCCGCCTGGCCCGCCGACCTTGAATGACCATCCGGCCTTGTAGGTGAGCGCCGCCACCAGCGTGCGCACGTCGCCGCTGGTGACGGTGCCCGGCACGGTCACGGGGTCAAGTTGTAGCCGATTGCGGTGTCGTCGTTGCTCGACGCCTCGCCGACGTTCTGGAAGTCCTCGCGCATGAAGCCGACCACGACCCGCTGGTACGTCTCGCGGTAGATCGAGTCGTCGACTTCGACGTCGAGAGCCATCCGCTGGCCCATCACCCACTCGTTGCGGTTCACGCACAGGTTGTACGACTTCGTGGTGGTGATGCCGTCCTGCACGCCTGAGGCGTTCAGGTTCTCACGCACGAACTCCGAGACGATGACCGGGACGCCGTAGAGCGAGCCGATCATGCCGTTGAGGATCGTGGCCTGCGGGCCCATCTTGTCGACGGTGAGCAGGTTCGTGTCGAGCACGAGGTCGTGGTAAGCGGAGACGCCGATGATGAACGCCAGGTCGGCGGGGTTGACGCCCCACTTGCCCATCAGGGCACGGATCGACCCGAGGTTTGCAGCGGTGGTCGTGGTCACGGCGGCGGAGGCGTTGGCCAGGGCACGCTTGCGCAGACCGTCCCACGAGCTGCGCACGTCGGTCGCACCGAGTGCCTGCACGTCGGCGTCCTGGTGGGTGCCGTCGGTGTCGCCGTCGAGGATGGCCATCTCTTCGCCGTTGGTGAAGGCCAGCACGAGCTTGCGCTGAGCGAACGGCAAGATGGCCAGCGCCGAATCGGCTTCCAGTGACCGCGAGAACAACGTGCGACCACCGAGGATCTCGGCGTCGAACGTTGCGGCAGCGGTGCCGGGGGTGCTGGCGGTCACCTTCGTGGCGGTGTCCGAGGTGGGCTCGGCGACACGGTAGGCGGTGGCGTCGGCGCCTTCCAGCGGCCACTTCCACGGGTTGGTCGGCAGGTCGATCCGCGAGAACAGGGCTGCGACCTTGCCGGCGGCACGCACCTTCTCGTGCATCGATGCACCAATGCCGGTCGGCACCCACTCGGTGCCTTCGGCGGAGGTGTCGACGTCGAGCGCACGGCACACTTCCTGCCAGCGGCCCTTGAACGCCTTGTGCGACCGGGCGACGTTGAAGCCGTCGGCCGAGGACTTGGCGGACTTGTCGACCAGCAGACCGAACAGGGCCATGTCGGCCACGGTCTGCTGGAAGCTGCGGATCACCTGTCGGTGCTCGGGCATGAACTCGGTGATGCGCGGCGCCAGCGCGGCAACGCCGTCAGCGTTGCGGATCACGACCTGCTCGACGGCGTTGCGGGCCACCGAGTGCTGACGGAACGCACCGGTCTTGTCGAAGTTGCCGGCGGCGACCGTTTCGTTGGTCGCCCACAGCAGGGCGTCGAGGTTGTGGCCGGAACGGACAGCCTCGCCGCCGGTGTTGATGTGGGGCACCGCGTAGTGGCTGCGACGTGCTTCATGGGCGGCGACACGCACGGCGTCGCCTTCCACTTCGCTGGCACGGGTGATCTGCGAGTCGAGCCCGTCGGTACCTTCGATCGCGGCAACGGCCGCGTCGTGGGTGGCGCGCTCGGTCTCGGTCAGCGGGCGGGCCGCTTCGGTGGCGGTGCGGATGATGTCGTCGATGATGTCGAGCTGCTTGGCGCGCTCGTCGATCAGCATTTGCTTCGTCTTCATGGGGGGAACCTTTCGGGTTAGAGGGTGCGGCGGCGCCGGTTGGCGTTTGCCAGTTCCAGTGGTTCCGACAGGCCAGGGTCAGGCGAGTCGACAGGCGCCGGCGGCGGGGTCGAAACGGGGACCATCAGGGGGTCGTCGCCGAGGTCTGGCACCTCGGCGAGAAGCGCGGCCAGCTCCCGGCGCTCGTCGGGGGTGAGCTCGCCAACCTGGGCGAGCAGCTGAGATCGGATCGACACCAGGCCGGCATCGACGTAGGCGGGGTTCGGGGTCGGCCCGTACTCGCGCAGCCCGAGCTGCAGCCGCTCGATCACCGGGCGACCGTTCGGGCCGTTGCGGGTGATCGTGCGCGACTGCATCGTGGCACCACGGAACGACTGGCCGCGGATGGCTCCGTCGGCCCACAGTTGGAGCATCTCGTCACCGAGTTCGGTCTGCGCGTACCGGGTGCGCGTCAGTAGGCCGTGCCCGTCGGGCTTGATTTCCAACGGCACGCCGATCGGCACCGAGTAGCGATCCGATGGGGTGCCCCACAGGGTAAGCCCGTGGTTGAAGTGCACTTGCACGTTGCCGAGCGAACCTGAGCGGGAGAGCACCTTATTGAACGCTGCAGGGTTGATCTGCTCGTCGTAGTGCCCGTCGTGGTCGCGGATCTCGGCCTGACGGTTGAACGCTGCGGCGTAGGCGGCCACGGTGCGGCCGTCTCCGGTGCGTTCGATCTCGAAGTCGAGCAGCGGCACAGTGCGCGTGATCTCGATGCGCTCGGTCATGGTGCGACTCCTTCGATGGGTTCGCCGAGTACGGCCATGTTCAGCGGCCGCAGGTAGTAGTCGAGCTCTGGCGGTGATGCCAGGTTCTCCTTGCGGGCAGCAGTGCCCGGTGTCATCCATCCGGCGTTGATCGCTGCTGTGTAGAACGCTGCCCGGGCGGCGCTGTCGCCGCGCAACATGCCCTCGAGGACGCCCTCGATGAAGTGCTGCGCCGGCACAAGGTCGCCGTCAGCGTTGATGGCCGCCTCGATGCGGATCACCCACGGGCGAGTCGAATCGGTCACTGCCTCGATCGCCTGGTGTTCGATGTTCGAGAACGTCGCACGGGACAGGTCGTAGAGCTTGTGGGGTGGGATGCGCAACATGCGCGACACCTCGGCCACGCCGAACTGGCGGGACTCCAACATCTGCGCATCGTCTGCCGACAACGAGATCCGCTGGTAGGTCGCACCCTTGGACAACACGCCAGTCTTGTGAGCGTTCGTGAGCCCGTTGTGGAACACGTCCCACTCTGCGCGTAGGCGGATCGCCTCGTCTTTGGTCAGCTCTTGAGGGACCGAGATCATCCCGCCGACGTGGGTGCCGCCGCTGAACCAGCGGCCCGAGTAGTCGTCCGCTGCCGCTACAGCGCCAAGGGCGTCGCTGAACGTCTGAATCGGGTTGAGGCCGATCCTGCCGTCGTAGGCGAGGCCGGGGATGTGCAGCACCTCGCGGGTCGTGTAGATCGTCTCGTCTCGGTCGATCAGGAACCGCTTGCGCCCGTCGGGGGCAACACCAACCGTGATCCGGTCGGGGAACAGCTCGCGCAGCCCGACCACCTGACCGACATTGTTGCGGACCTTGAACGCATAGGCGTTGCCCTTGTGCAGCAGCGACATCATCCAGTGCTCGACGATGCCGTACCATGTCTGCTCTGGGTCCGGTGATGCCATCCACGGGAACGCAGCACGACGCTCGCGTTCATCGTCGCCGATCCGCATGTAGTGATGCCACGGCAACCCGGCGACCGACTCCGACAGGAAGCGGGCGCCTGAGTACCAGGCGGTGATACCGAGCGCTCGTCGGGGGCCAACGACAGTGCCAGACTTCGACGTGAACGATGAGCCTGTCCCTCGGCCCAACAGGTAGCCGAACTCTTCCATCGTCACAGGGTCGGCGCGGTGTACCTCAATGCCTTGGCCGACAGCGGCGATTCGGTCAAGCAGCGCCATCAGCCATCACCGCGCACTGAGGCCGGCGACGCCTTGGCGCGCGCGTCGGCGATGCCGACCTTGCACGCTCCGACAGCAAACAGCACGCACACGTAGACCAGGCCCAACACCCAGCCCAACACGTAGAACGGCAGAGCCAGCAGGGTCAGCAGCAACTTCGCAGGACGGACACTTACGGCGGCAGCAGCGACCCGCTCGGCGAACTTCGTGTGCTCGTCATCAGCCATGCCAGGCTCCCTTCACAACACAAACGCGAACGCCGACGTGACCACCGGCTCGGCCAACGTCTCCACGGCACGCACCGCCGCGGTCGCTGCCAGTAGCGCGGTCACATCCGTGCGGGCGCCGGCCAGATCCCATTCCCAGCCGTCGCCCACCTCGCGACGGAACGCACCACGCACCGAATCCTC